GCATGAGAAAACAAGAATTCACAAATGGCGCACTCAATGAAATTCTGCAAGAACATTTCATGTATCTATTGCATAGGTTTTTTAGGGTAAAAGATGAGCAATGAACGAAATGGCGACGCAATCCCCTGAAGTAAAACCGCTTTACATTAGAGGATGCTTCTCAATCCACACATCATAAAAGTCATGTAAAGCCAAGAACTTCACGCAATAATTCTTGGCTTCCTCGTAAGTTGGACGCACTGCAATCACTCGGTCATTCTCGTGCTCATCAATGCCAAGAATTACGTACACATGTTGATCTATGTCATGAAGGTTAATAGCAGACATTTTTCGGCTCCTGGCTTTGCTTGATTATTTGATCCATTCCGATTTCTACATTTTTCAGATGACGTATCGATTCAGATAAATGATCTAACACGAATCCATTTTTGAATAATGAATTCTCTTCTAACAAAATCTCTTGAATAGAACCTAGAATTACCTTGGCACATTCTAAATAACCATAAGCTATATCTTCCCTACTAGGCTTCTCCATGTGTAACCTCAATCTCTATGTGTTTCTTGATATCTTCTATTATCGCTTCATAGTCTGGCTTTACATCGTCCAATTCCTTCACGTAGAGGACGGTTTCACCTTCTTTAGCAAAGGTCAAGCTCTTGCTTCGGAGCAGCCACGCTATCTGCGAGTCATCGTTCCAAACAAGACCCGTTAAGCAGTCATTCAGGAACTTTTCGAGGTTGTCTCCGTCGGGCCTTATTATGTGCGGCTTCAGGTGCTGCGGCCTTCGCTTTACTTGCGGTCTGCCCAGGGGTGCCGGGATCCGAAAGTGGCATATCACTAGCAGAGGTCCCGTCAGCCTTGGCATTGGATTCGCTTCGAGATGCTTGATCACATGCGCCTTCACCAGGTTCATGCCCTTCGCACTCGGATTGTAGTGGCCGCCGTACTTGCTTACTCGGACTGATGCTTTCGCCTTCGGAGTATACGGAATCGTGATCTTGAAATCTGACATAATCTTCCCAGCTCATGAATTGAAAAACAGTTCTTGGATTCTTGCTATAGAACTTGTCCATCTCGACTTTGACTATCTGCTTGTACGAGTTAATCAGTACGTGATGCAGCATTTCTATGAACGACAACAGGTAATCGCATAGCTCGTAAGAGAACACCGCCGGCACAGATTCGCTCTTAAGCCGCTGCGCGCTAATACTCACTGAATCTGGCGGCGTAACATAGAAGCGCACGATTACCACAACAGGCGTCTTTGTCTTGTAATAAGAGCGAAAGTAACACCGAAGCAGCGACTTCCACTTCTCGTTACGGAAGAACTGCACGCCTCTTCTTCTATGGCCGACACTGTACTTGATGCTATAGATCAGCGGCTCACCCGGAAGCTCTAACTCGCACGTGGCCGCATTCTTTAGGATCTGCTGACGCTTAATTAATTGCTTGAGGCTCACATTCCTCCGCGGTTTCGATTATTTCATCTGCGATTTGGCCTGTAAGATTCGCAAGCTCGTTCTTCATGCGACTGATTGCTTCATCTGCGGCCACTTCCATTACATACTCGCAAAGCGTCATCCACGAATCAAACACTTCCCCAGTCCCAGCCAACGGATGATTGAGACGATACTGGATTCTGCGCCCCTGCTTGAGCTTTACTGCCATCATATGCTTCCTTAGGTTTCATGGTTTTAATAGCCGCAAGTACTGCTGCTTGAAGCTGCTGAAGATACTCTTTGTTTAGGTAAGAGATGTAAGGAATGTACTCGGACTTTCTGCCATCTGGATACTTAACTTCCTTCTGAGGGAAATTAAACCATTTCTTTTCGCCATTCTCGAAATACTTGCAATCGATGATCTTTTCCCCTTGCGGATAGATAACTAAAGAAAAGAATGCTTTGAGGCTGCCTTTGTTAACCTCGCGATACTGACCGACTTCGACTTTGATTGGATTCATAGACTGCGCAGCTCCTCTGAGATTTTCTCGATTCCTACAGAAACATATTCTTTGAGCGTTTCAGAAACTGTCGCGCGGCAATCAAAATCTGTTCTATCAAGAGAGTAAATGCACATATCAACTAGCGACTGGAGGCGATCGAGTTTTTTTACAGCGATAGAAAGCAAGAGCGCTTCTCGCGTTTTAGCTCGCACCTTCTCCATTAGCTTAACTGTCTCCTCAGCTCCGCTAGCTTCCCAATCATCTTCACGCTCGCAACATTTATCCATGGTTAACCTCTTCTTTTTTTGTAATCTCTAATTAAGGCTCTAATAACCCATTTCTTCTCGTTGACTGTGCACCCATCCATCGCTTTTGAGATCTCAGGGCGCGCATACTCCACCACTTCCTTTTCAGTGAAACAGTCGCGGCAAACAGCAGGGATAGAGCTATCTGGCCGGAACGATTCCTCGTTTTGATACATCATGCATCTTGCGCATATCGCACCTTTGAATTTCATATGTCTTTTAGTTCTCCGTAGCCATCCCAGCGCGGTTGATAGAAGAGGTACGTGTTGCCCTCGACACCAAACATGCGGTTCTTGGCGATTCTTACCTTTACTTTGTCTGGATCTGATTGGCTGTCTGTTCTTGCGCAGCGATGCAGGATGATGATGTTGTCGGCGTACTGCTTGATTGATGAGGAGCCTTTGAGGGCATGCATCCCCACTTCTTCAGAACCAGTACTTGATTGGCGAGGATGACAAATAAGAAGGAAATGCATAGACAGATCAAACGCAAGCTCATGTAGTCTTTTGACGGTTTCATCGATAGCCTCATGGAGTTTTTCTTTCTTTGCATTGACCAAGTAATCCAAGTGATCGAGCATGACGATTTCAATGCCCATCTCCTTAGCTTTAATAAGTTGCTTTGCTAAGAAGGCGATATCTGTGCCGCTTGTGTTTTGATTGATGTAGATCTTGTAGTGCGAGGCCCACTCGTCGAACTGCTGATTGTCTTCGCGTGTGAAATTATAGATCTTCATTGGCCTGCGTAATATGATAGACGCAAGCTTACGCATGGTCACCTCGGGGCGCATCTCCCATGAGTTGAGCCACACAGGATGGCCTTGCATTGCACAGTTGACCATTAGCTGCGTACAGAAGGTGGTTTTACCAACGCCAGTATCTGCCGTGATGACAGTAACCTCTCCCTTGCGCAAGCCTTGTATGTATTTATCTACGCACTTCCAGCCAGTAGAGATTCCCTTGTCAATCTCGTCGCGATAATGACGTGGCAAAGCATCTAACGGCGTAAGACAGAGCGCTTCTAAATCTTTTTCCTTATTGTGTTGAATTCCAGGACGTGGCGGCATCTCTCCCATAGATCCTCTAAGTATTCATCAAGGTCTAGGCGCAGGGGAGTATCTCGCTCATCAGGCACGATCACAGGCTCTACGTTTTTTAGCCAATTCATTATAAAGCCAAGATGACCCTTGCGCTTTTTCCCCTTCGGAGAATTTAACCACAATTGCATCTTGTTCAACTCTAAATCGACATTGACACCAACGTATGTTTTTTTTAGCCGAGAAATTACATCTTCGTTTAGGCCAATAAAACAACCTTTGACGCGATCGAAAGAGACAGAAATGTTTCCCTTAGCCATATATTTTTTTTGTTTGCTATTGGGATAAATTACACACTTCTGGTAGTTTGATAGTATGGTTGATCAAACGACCGGAGTTGGTAGCTCCTGTCCAGAAATGAACTTATCCGAAAAAGAGTGGCTTTTGCAGAGTCGCTCTTTTTTTTTGCTAAGCTAGTATATTTAGGCTTTGCAAGCAAGTATTTTATTTAAATCTTTTCGTAATATGGCTCCGGCTACGTCTAAAGCTCTCTCTTAATCGCTCGTTATCGCCATAAGTATAATTTACCGCGTCACGTATCAGCTCTTGCGCGCTTATCTTTTTGCCTGAATTTATTGACTCTAGCGCCGCAATGTCTTGCACCTTTCGGTATTCTTCCGCTTCGAATCTAACCGAAATAACTAACGTCTCATTAAACCGCGACTGCCTCGCCATACATCCTCCAATTGAAGACCATAATTAATATAATGAACTTGACAATAACAATGTTGCCAGGTATGACCCATATTGGTAAATTAAAATTTTAAGTTTACAAAGATTGATGATCGATAAAGCAAAAAAAGCGTTGAATTGGAGTGAACAAGCGTTTATAGGCCTAGCGGTATCTGTGAGCTTGATAATCTTCTTAGTGCTTGCCGCGCTTCTTATCGTTTTTGCCATTATAATTCTTGCTTCCAAGGTGTAAATGGATTACCCGAGAGTAACAGAAATTTTGAAATGTTTTACCAGCTATGACCAAGTTCCTAAGGATATTCTCGACGAAGCAGCAGCACGAGGAAGTACCGTGCATGCTCTGTGCGCCGGAATTGCCAAAGGAGCATGGATTCCAGATGGCATGATTGGCGCAGAATACATGGGATATATAAATTCTTTCAAGAAATGGTCAGAGGCGCAAGTTAAAGAATTCATTATCATAGAGAAGCGATATCATAGCGCTGCGCTTAAATACTCGGGGCAGCTCGATTGCGTGATAACTGGCAGCGACGGAGAGCTGTATCTTGTTGATTTCAAGACAAGCTCGCGGCCGCAAAAGACCTATCCCGTACAGATGGCCGCCTACAATCATTTGCTAATCATGAATAACGTTCGAGTCAAGGGATCAATGCTGGTGTACCTCGATAAAAATGGCGAGTTCCCAAACATACATCTCATCGAAGACATGACCGAAGAATGGAACACATTCGTATCGGCACTCAACTGTTGGCACTATTTTCACAAAGGTAAAAAGAATGGAAGTAAAGCAAGAAAAAAAGACACTTAATATCTACCAGAAAATCTTAGGTGTCATGTCCGAACTAAAATACATTCAAAAGGGCTCAAACAAAGTCAATGGCATGTACAGCTTTGTTAGCCACGACCAAGTTACAGCTGCGATTCACCCGCTACTCGTAAAGCATGGCATTGTAATCGTCCCCACAGTAGAGGAAATTAAGCAAGAAGGCAATCGCACACAGGTTCTTTTGCGAGTTCTGTTTGTTAGTGCTGATGTGGACCATAATTGTTATGTTGATGCAAATAGATACTCTTTTAGCGTACTCTCTTGCGGGTATGGTATAGACTCAGGCGACAAGGGACCCGGCAAGGCGATCTCCTATGCCTACAAATACGCCCTTTTGAAGACGTTTTGCCTTGAGACGGGCGATGATGCAGATAACGATGCTAACGCGTCCTACGAGCCCGAGAAGTGCCTAGAATTCGATTTGCAGCTACCGATTGATATGTCCGAAAAAGACCGTGCTAAGCTGGCAAAGTTCTTGGTTTATAGTGCGCAAACAATGAAGAAGCATGTCGAAGATGTTAAACGCGAGGCTGTAAAGCGCATGCCTGAGTTCATGACCGCATTTAAGAACTGGAGCCCTAAGAAGGAGAAAGAGTAATGAGTGATGCAGAAGAAGTCGTTGTATTTAAATTTTGGTTTTATTTGTTTTTATGTGTTTTGTTTTTTATTGTCTTGCCTTGGTTTGTATATGCTAATTTCATCTCACCCAACATTCACGTATGGCAGCAAGCTAAAGTCGGAGAGGCAGAGCTTGCAAGAGCAGAATCCAATAGACAAATCGCTACATTGGAAGCCGTCGCCAAGAAAGAGTCATCAAAAGCGCTGGCAGACGCAGAAGTTATCCGCGCGGAGGGTGTCGCGAAGGCAAATAGGATCATAGGCGACAGCTTGTCCGGAAATGAAGGGTACTTGCGCTACTTATGGATACAAGGCTTACAAACAAATAATATGAGTGTAGTATATATCCCCACTGAAGCAAATTTACCTATTATGGAAAGTGGAAGATGGTCGGAAGAGCAGCGATTGAAGGAGATTAGGTAATGCACGTTGAATGCGATTCTTTATATGATATACGCGATCAAATCGATGTACTAATTAGTCAAATGGATAAGCTAATTAATCTAATAGAAAGAAAAATAGAAAGGGATGAAGATGAAAACGATAGTGATTAGTATTCCTATAATTCTGCTAATCTTTGCAGGGTGCACATTGAGCATGCAAAACATCAGCACGCACGGAACCGCAACCGACCTAGTAGACGAGACACAAGACACGCAACCGAATGTTTCGCCAGTAATTACCGTGCCAAAGCTGCCAATGTAAAGCGGCTTTACTTTTTGCTAGACTTGCGAGCAGTATTCAGCGCGATGGCTACTGCTTGCTTCTGTGGCTTGCCCGCTTCCATCTCAGTTTTGATATTAGATGAAATCGCGGCTTTACTTTTACCTTTCTTGAGTGGCATAAAATCTCCTAATAAAATGTGTGAGTTTTTTATTCAACTTTCTTTGCACAAAGTTCCGCTGGAATTATATTTTTCATTATCAAAACTGTTTTTATAATTGTTATATCCTTTTCAATTTCGTTGAATTTTCCATTCATCCATAGCATCGCACTCGCAAATGCAGATAACATGATCACCGTATCAACGTGCTTTTTTATCCAGTCCATTATTCTCTTCCTCGTTAATGGTAATCTTATTCAACTTTCTTTAACAAAACGTGATACACGCCGTCCATTCGCTTATTTGTTTCTATGACGCGCTGATCCATTTTTCTAACTTCATCCTTCCATTCTTTAGACGTATTATCCATGCGCGTGTTGATTGTGTCGATGTGGTCATTAATATCGCTTTTGAAATTACGCATAAACGTATAGATCAATCCCACCACAGTTAACCCTGTTCCCACAATAGTCAAAATTAACACCCAATCCATGTTCATTTCTTCTTTCCTTTATTAATCTCATTCATCAGTAATTCGATAACCAAATCTTTAAATGTTTTATTATTCTCGGCTAGCAGCATCTTCAACAAAGGATAATACTCCCTCGGGAAAGCGACTGACATCTTGACGTAATCCTTCATTTTACATTCTCTGTTGTTTAATCTTATCATGCGGAAATGCGGATTTAAAGTCAAAAAAAAACCGAAGAAGCGAACTTCCTCGGCGTATAGGCTATTAATCTAAGAACAATTGCGGGTCGTATGTGAATTCAGTATCGTACTGCGCAGATGTGCCAGGCATGATATCGCCGATTAGCACTATTGGATCGAGAGCCACGTTTGCGTCGGATCTAGTGCATGCGATATCGTCTCCGTCTACAGTTGGGCTGACCTCTAATCCGTCTACATTAACGTAGCCAGCTGAATTATTTGTCACCTGAATGAAGACGTGATAAGTTCCATCCACTACGCTGCCCGTTGGGATCTCAACTGAGTCTGTTGGGAAGGTGAGCGTCGCTGTTCCTAACACAGGCGGATTTGGGTCAATTGCTGGAATGTAGGGAGTAAGAACAACTGCTGTTGCATTGAGCACCTCTGTGTATACTTGGCCGTCAGGTGTAGATACGCCTAAGATTAACTGAAGAGGAATCGCATCGCCAGCTTCCAGACCCGGATCGGTGAATGTCACGGCGCCTGGATCGGTAGCAAACTCTGGCACGATAAACGACAAGCTAGCGCACTGATCGGCTACAAATGGGCTTTCGCCTGCGCCAGTTGCACCGGTCGCGCCAGCTGGGCCAGTTGCGCCTGTTGGGCCGACTGGGCCTGTTGAGCCATCAGATCCGCAAGAGCCAGAGCTGCCGCAATGCCCATGGTGACCGCGAGAGTTACCGGCAATTGCGCCAGCGATACCGCCCGCTACAATCGCGCCGCCAACTAAAAGGGCTGTTCTCCCCCATCCGCAGCCAGAATCACAGCACTCATCTTGTTGTTGGCAGCAATAGTCTACTGCTTCTGCTTTAGGTGGAATTGTTAGGAAACTTGCGCCGCAAATTGCAGCTATAAATAACTTGTAAATGCTTTGAATATTCATACTAGCCTTTCTCCTTGTTTTTGAGGCTATTCGGCAGTATATAAATTAAAGTTTTTAGTAAAAGAAATTTTTTAATTAGACGGAAAACTTTTGTCGGAGGGGGAATAAAAAAGGAGGGACCGCCCCTCCTTAACACTCTAAGACTTGACGTACACCTACCATGGAGGAAGGCGTATGAACATTCAACTTGAAATTAGCCTAGTCGGATTTATTTGTTAACACAATTTTCTAATCTACAGAAGATCATGACTATATGTGTACTCTGCGGTAATCTGAGTTTGGTCGACAGGATTGAATTCTACGATTTCTGTCTGTTCTAGAATTGTCGTTACGCTGCGATCATTTCGGCTAGCTGTCGCTTCTACTATAAGATTTAGCACCTGCTGATCGAATCCTGCCCCTTTTGTGAATAGCAACACGCCAACGTGGTACGTGCCCATTACAGGGTTATCGACTAGTATCGCGCCAAGCTCTGCGTGTAGCTCGCCGCCAATGTGCACTGCGCTTAAGTGAGATGTCACGCCGTTAGGATAGGAAACGAAAGGAATTAGCATTGTGCCATTATCGGCCGCTTTCTCTGTCACGATCGAATATTTGAAACTCAGAGACGCGCCTTCGTCTACAGTAAAGCAGCCTTGCGCATCTAATCCATCCTGGCCAGCCTCTCCGCGTGAGCCTTTTGCCCCTTGCTCACCTGCTGGGCCTGCTATTTTCACGAGCTTTGGCCCTTTTAGCGATTGTACTGCGTAGCCTGTGCCTGCGCCGGCAATAGCACCAACGATAATTGCGCCCGTCATATACAGATCATCCTGATGCCTGTGACTGATCGCGCTTAGATGAAACATAGATAGCAGAGCTAAAATAGACAGAATTAATCTCATAAAATCTCCTATCTAGAGTTTGTTAAATCAATTTGCATAGCGCAATAATCTACTGCGAAGCTTCTGGAACTAGATCCAACAGATTTAATAATCTGAGCAAATGGACAAACTACGGCTGTTGGGATATTTGTAGATATAGGACTGTTTGCTATCTCCGTTCCATTGATGTAAAAAGAAGCGCTCGTAGCTGCCGCATTGACAACAATAGTCAATCTTACCCAATCAGTAGACGCTGCCACGGCTGAGTTGGCGGATGTTCTTGAAGAGGAAGAAGCTGTTTTTCCCACCCAATTGCCAGAGTTGATATTGTCACTATACTCAAAGTAAACTCCGTTACCAGGCTCAGTAGTATTTGAGCTTGAAAGCCCGCATCTTATTGTAAATCTTTGAGAGCTATCAGATAAGGCTGACATTCTGATAACAAATTCAGTAGTTACTTGACCAGCACCCAAAATAACATTTCCCGCTACCGTTGAAGTTCTTTTGGATATATAAGCAACGCCAGTTGAACTGCTACCCGTTGCCATTGTCACAATCCCTGGATGAGCGGCATCAACATATGAAGGAACGTTTAAGCTGGAGTTGACAGTTCCTGTAGAGTCTTCAGCATCCCACATGGTGTCTCCGACCATGTGAGCCGATCCGGTAATTGAAAATCCCAACCCAATAAAATCATCTACAAAAGACAGAGTAGTTCTGGCGCTTGTCACAACACTTGGAGTACTAGAGCTAATCGTCGGATTTCCGCTAATACCATCCGCGTTGCTAATGCTAATACCACTCCCTGCCGCCAATGTGCGCGTTGTCCATGTATCTGTCCCTGTCCTTACTGCAAGGCCTGTTGTGCTAAGCCCCTCCACTGCTGCAAGGTCGTTAGCCAGCGCCAGGGTAATGCTGCCGGCGCCATTCGTGACGGTTAAGCCCGCTGCCGGCTGCGTGATCGTGCCAAGCGCCGGATTCGTGCCAGTCGAGCCGATTAGCAGCTGCCCGTTAGTAGGCGCGGCTGTCCAGCTTATAGCCGACGATGTTCCCGCGCCATATGGCAAGCCGTTAGAGGTCTGCGTGCCAAGCTTAGCCTTGAGGTCATCAGCTGTGACCGCTTTGGCTGTGTCTGTGCCCGCAATCGTTTCCGCATTAGTCGCAAGGGCCACGACACCCTTCTGACTTGTAGAAGCGTCCGAGGCTGTCACTGTCACCGTTGCACCTGTGGCCGAGGTCGAGATACCCTGGGCAGATGTTCCTGCTACCGTAAGCGTATTCGCAGATGGTGTCGCAGAGCCAGTGTCAGCGTTAAATGTCGTCGGGGTCGAGGCTGACGCACTAATGGTCACCGTTCCGCCCAGAGATACAGGCGAGCCAGACACAGAGATGCCCGTGCCGTTCGCGACTGTGATCGAGCTATTGGCTAGCGCTGCATTAGGTATGTTTGAGTTGCTGATTTGCAGAGAGTTTGCGCCTGTCGAGTACGTGATCCCATTCGAGCCTGTGAGCGTACCAAATGCCGGGGCTGCGGATGTTGCGCCAAGCAAGACCTGTCCGTTAGTGCCTGCGGTCGTGACGCCAGCTGCGCTCGTTCCATTGCCATACACAACACCGTTTTGCGTTAGGGAAGTTGCGCCAGTTCCGCCATTAGAGACGCTCACGGGAGTCGATAGCCCCACAGATACAGATCCGCCAAGATTGAGCGAGCCGCCGCCCGTCAAGCCTGTACCGGCCGTTACTGTCATGGCATTAGATGTGATCGCGCCCGATGTTGCAGTAAAGTTTGTGGCATTAAAGCTTGCTACCCCCTTCTGTACATCGCTAGCATTGGCTACCGTGAATGTTAGCGTATCGCCAGATCCAGATGAGGAGACGCCCTGCGCAGATGTCCCCAATACATTCAAGTTATTTGATGAGGGCGTTGCAGTTCCAGAATCAGCAGTGAAGGTAGTAGGAACGCTGCTTGTCGCCGAGATCGTAGGATTGCCAGACACCCCATCGCCATTCGAGATAGAGACGCCAGTGCCCGCAGTGATTGTGCGCGTTGTCCATGTGCTAGACCCTGTGCGCACGGCAACCCCTGTAGTACTCAAGCCTTCTACCGCAGCGAGGTCATCAGTTAGCGATAGAGTAGGATTGCCGGCAGTACCATCCGAATTAGAGACGGCGATCCCAGAGGCAGGCGCATTGATCGCTCTGCCATTAAACGTGCCTGCTCCATCGTACGAGACAAGCCCAGTAGCCTTAAGATTAATTGCGTTATTTGTTGCCATTTTACCTCTTATGCGATTGTTATGTTGCCCATTGATCCGATCACCATCCATTTAGTGTTGGCTACGACACAGACGAGCTCTACAGAGTCGCCAACAGCTATGGATTGCAGGTAGCCAGTTGCTCCTGATGTCGTAAAAGAGCTGCCAAGAAAGACCTGCTGGCCAGCTCCTTGCGTGACCTTCCAGCCATTGCCGCCATAGTCACACACAACGAAAGCGTCGCCCACAGCAGAGGTCGTAGGAAGCTGAACTTCGACCCGCGATCCTCCGTTAGTAAAGTAGCCTTCTTGAGCTACAGCCATCTGATTTGCTGCGATCACTGACCAGGTAAAGAACGGATTCGATGAGCCGATAGTCAGCGTGTTTGTGCCTGCGTTGCCTGAGACCGTGATAGCCCCAGTACCCACGACATTGATGTTGTTAGAGCCATCCGCAGACACCGCCCCGCCCGAATTGCCGGTAATCGATAGAATACCGTTGCTCGAGCCGCCAATATCCGTGATGTCTAACTTGCGAGTGAATGGATTGAATTTAAAAGGCACAAGACCTCCTAAGAATAGGTATAAGACGCCCGATTATCGTAAATAAACTCGTACTCGCTAGATGCCTTTCCGAGAGTGTTCTGTGGCCATGTCGTAGAAATGAGATTATTGTTCCCATCGTACGCATGCTTTGATATCTGCCATACTGCGGCGGATGTAGCTGCGCCTGGCCTTGCGAATCCTGTATAGATGAGATTCTGCCCTCCTTGGTAGTCTCCTCGGAAGGCAAGATCATCAGCAGAATCGCTTATGTCTCGGCCATTTGCATCGACCTTAATGTAAGGATAATTCCCTGGGTTAACTGGCATGTGAAACTCCTATTAGTTTACGATCCACCAATTCACTGTTGATGTATCTGTATTGCTAGAAGAGTTAATAACAAAGCTTGTTCCGGCTACTATGGATGCTGTTGGAGCGGACAATATCCCTGGTGTTCCGCCTGGAGTGTTTGCCATAAGGAATATCTTGGAAGAGGCTGTCACTGCTGTCGTGCTTATGGTAACGGATCCCGCTGTCATGGCCACCGATGTTCCAACGGAGGCATTGGATCCGGTAGCAATAGAGAGCTTGTTACCTGCTGTGCCCAATACTAAGTTTCCGTTTGTAGCGGTGATTGCGCCTAAAGTGGCTGTTAGAGTTGTGGAAGCTGTCAGAGACCCTGTTACCTCTGTGTTCCCTGTGGCGTTCCCGATGTTGGTTGCGCCTGTCCCGCCAGTCCCGATAGTTGTTGTCGCCGAGCCGCTTGTGTTTATTGTGGTTGCCCCCACAGCGCTTAGTGTGGTCGCATGCACTGGCCGAGGTGTCGTGCTACCAAAGCCAAGCACCGGAGGAGACGCGAAGTCTAGCGCTGTCGCAGAGTCGGCGGTTGCTGGGGATATGTACACATTGGTAAGAGTGCCTGTCGCTGCCTCGGTCGCTGTCGCTGCTCGGACGGTTGAGTTCTGCGTGGTCGGCGTTCCAGTCACTCCTGGTGGATAGCCGGCATATGATAACGGATTGGAAAATAATCCCATAAAGTCCCCCTTAACTTTTCTTGTTGATTTTTCTTGATTGTCTTGTATAATGATTCTTAAACATAAGTGATTGATACCTATGATTATATTTTTATTAGGCTCTGCTCTTGTCCTCGGAGTTAAAGCAACTGTCATTGGTGCGCTGTGGGCATGGAATTCCGATTAGAGTATCCCAAATAACATGGCAGCTTTAACGGTTCCGAGCTTCTTCGCATATTTCTTTAACATATCTGCCGTCACTTTCTTCTTTCCTAAGGCCGCGGCAGATTCTAGTAAGTCTGTGGCCGCTTCTTTTCCCATGATCTCCGAGATGATATCGAAATTGTTCCCTTTGTTGATGATGTTATAAAGCTCGCCACCAGTGAACTCGCGCTTTACGTTACCTTCGAATAAGATCTCTTTAATTTTGTTCTGCCCAATCTCGTTAAAGACTCTTTCGCCGCCTTCTTTCTTTAGTAATTCTTTCCTTAAGTCTTTCAATCCTGTAGGTGTTCCTGTCATCTTTCCGATTTCTTCAGGCGTGATTTTCATCTTCTTAGACGCCGTTTTCATCGCAGGAGTTGGTTTTACTTCTGGCTTTACAGGGATTTTCACTGATGTAGGTTCTTGGTAATTAGCTTTTGGTGGTTTAAATAAAGGAATGTTTACCGATTCTATGACCCTCTTCTTTGGCTCCAGTGGTGCTTTCACTTCCTTGATCTTCTTGCTCTGAACGCCTGATGTGCGTCTTGCGTTGTCAACAGTTCCGCGGATTGCTTGCTCCTCACCGGGTTTTAATACAGGCCGAAGTTCTTCTATAGCTTGATTAAAAGCGCGCTTGTCCATCTTTCTAGGATTATCAAGGAATGGCTTTAACTTCTTCTCAACGAGCGCTCTTCTTGTTTGAGCTGATACCTGCTGGCCCGCATTGGTTCTTGATAACACTTTGTCTAGTTGTAAGTAGTCGTCAACATTCAATGAATTTTTAAATGTTCTAGAGAAGCGATGATTGCTTTTGCTACGATAGTTTCTGATGAATTTGTTTTGGTATAGCTCTGCCCATTCCTTATAACCTTGCCGTGCCGCCTTATTAGCCTCTACAGCAGCCTTATTACCAACAGAGATAGCAGCCTCTTCGACTGAGTTTTCTATAGCTCCAATCGTTGGTTTAAATATTCCAGAGGAATTGCCATGCGAAAAATCAAAGTCTATCGAATGCCTAAGAGCTTTCGCTTGATCCATTAAGACTTTATTGCTAACAGGATTAAACCCTATTGCCTGGCCATCTTCACCGAATTTTATTAGCGTATTCAACAGCTTCTTCGTCGTGCTTATTAATTGCTTCTGATGAGGTGTAGGATCTGGTATAGCTTCTAATTCAACTAAATTTGCTCTTAAATCATTTGCTAAGTTCTCATGCGTCGCAATAACACTCTCGTTAAGTTCCTCGCTCGTGTTATACAATTTCTTAACAACATCATAATCTGCTTTGTCGGTGGCTCTTACTGCTTCTATGTTCTTTTGTCCCGCATTGTAGGTATTAGTTATTCTGTCTTTAGATATAATAGAACCCACCTCATCCTCTAATGGTGTTCGCGATAATCCAGGAGGTGGACGCACTCCGATATCTTCTCCTCTAGCAGACACCTTTCCTTGAAGATTGGCAGATGACTCTTGTGGGATATTACTTAAGGTGTTCTCAACCATTTCCTGCCGAGTCTTAGTGCGCTCAAAATCCACCTTAGATTTCTCGTATTCAGCCATAGCAATTTCATTTTCTTTATTAATTGCTTCTAACTCAGATTCATGCTCAGCCGCTATCTGCTTAACCTTATTCTGGTACTCTTCTTGATATCTTGCGGCTTCCTCTTGAGAGACTTGCTTCTTTTGCGCAAGCTCATACATCTCTTTTTCGTGCTGTGCCCTAACGTTAGACATTTTCTGTTCAAAAGCTGCATCATTTTCTTTGACGGCAGTCTCTAACGCGGAAGCATACTCCTCCTCGGCCGCTTGCTGAAGCCTTGGCACAACCTCGTCTTGGTAGAATTTATAAGATGTAGGTGGTAGGTCTTTTGGAATAGCCCCTTCGACTAGTAATTCTGCTTGCTGAGCTGGATTAAGATCTTTTAACCACTTGTAGACAACAGGAGCACCTCTAACAACCGCATCAAATAATCCAAACAATGCTCCATGAATTCCTATTTTCCATGGGCTTAGCTCTTCCCCTTTGATAGCTTCCTTCCCAGCTTCCAGGCTAGATCCAGTGACTGCGGCAGCGACTGTAGGATATATTGCTCTGGTATATTTATAAGTTTTCGGAATTGCTTTAAGAGGTAATGAAAGCGCTTTTAAACTACTTGTAAGAGGAGCTGTTTCACCTATAAGCTCTCCTGCTCCAGCGCCTATATCTTCTTCTTTGACTTTAAGAGAATTTAACTTATTAAGGCCGTATCCAAGAACACCAAGAGAAGCTAATGGATACTCTTCAGAAGCTCCTAGTGTAACGCCTTTCAAGACACCCTTATATAATCCCTCTAATGGCGAATACTCTTGCAGACGCTTCTTTTCTTCTGGAGGAAGAGCGGCGTATTGCTTAGGAGTAAGATGAGCATATTGCAGAGCATAAGGATGTGAATCAGCTTCGGCAGTAGGTTCTCTATAATCATCAAAGTCGAAACCTTTATCTAATTCTGATGATTTTTCTTCTCGCTCCACCTTTACTGGTTTAGGAGCTTCTTTCGAAACTTGCCCACCTTCTCTATAATCATCAAAGTCAAAGCTATTATCGAAATCAATCATTTGGATTTTCTTCCTCTTTAGCTAACTTTCCACCTTTCTTAAGAGCTGCTCCAACAAGATAATGAGGAATTGACACCTTATTCCCTTCCGGATCAATTACATCAATCGGCCTAGTCATCTCGTCAAACTCATCTTCAATCAAGTCGGCGTATCTAGCAGGTCTATAGCCACCATTCTTTGCTTTGATGTCTGCTGCGATTTGGCCCCTAAGAAGAGATTGTTGAGCGTATTTCTTCATTAACTTCATGATCTGCATGTTAACTTCCACCGATTTTCCAATATCAGGGAGTTTGTCTTGCAAAAGTCTTAAGTCGGCATCGGATAAGCGAACACCAAACAACTCTTTACGGCCTTCTAAAAAAGCTGGAATAGAAGCGTTAAGAGTGGCTTGATCTTTATTAAGAAGCGCATCACTAATCTTTTTTCCTATATCACCAAAGAATCTAAAGACGTTGGCTGCAGAACTTGGCTTTACATTTCCTGATTTTATGGATTTTATTGTGTCATCAATCGCGCTAATTTGTGTTTTTGCCGCTCTCGTTGCCTTGCTAAGGTCTTCGTCATACTTCTCGGTTTCTTTGTGAAATAGTTCTCTTTCTTTTTGAGTTCTTTCCTCTTGATCTTTTTCTATTTCGTATTCAGTTTCAGCGTTTTCTCTCGACAAGCCAGCGGAAGTCAACATCTTGTATTTTTCTTTTGCTGGCGCTTTTTGATACTCAGGATCGTCGCGCACTTTATCTAGAATTTCTCGCTGCTTAGGGTCTATCGGTCTTGATGCCTGCGTTCCCTTGTCTTCTTTGTTTAGATTTACAGTATCTTTCACAGCTTGGTAGGATATTAGGCCATTCTCGAAGTCGTCTCTTAGTTTCTGCTTCTTTTCATCTGGGAGCTTGCTATTGTCTATTAAATAACTAGCAGACCTGCTCTCTTTTGTCTGATTAGCAGATTTCTCATCACTCTTCAGTCTTCTCTCTTCCGCCTCATCTATCAACTTCTGATTAGCTAGGAATTCCTGTACATAATTATGGCGCTGAGTTTCTTCCAAAGCTGACCTGCGATAATCTTCCTGCTCCCGAGCCTGCTGCCTAAGCTCCTCGAATTTCTCCACGCCAAGATAGTTCTCTAGCATTCTTTGCTTTGCTGCCGGTGAGTGCGTCTTTGTACTAGTAATCGCGTTTAACAAATCTCTTGCATTCGGATTCGGCCCAAGCTTATCAACCGCCGCCCGCAAGGCATTTTCGTCCGAGCGATTCATATAACCTTGCGAGAAACCGCTACCAATATTCTCAAAGGCTTTCGCCCAATCGTCTTGTTTTGGAAGTATCGTGACCATATGTTACCCCGCTATTGCTGCGCCGGCGGCTTGACCTAAGCCTTGCCCTGCGCCTTGAATAAAACCTTGAACAGCTCCTGTCTTGCCAGGATCATATATATTCTCAAACGCCTGCGTTCCTAGCGCTGTGTTAAGACCTGCCATTCTGTTTTGCTTGTGCTGATTCTTAGCTTCGTACATGAGCTGTGCGAGCTTAGTCTGCAGATCTGTTGCTGCCTTAAGCTGACCGCGACGCATGCCTGAGCCAAGAACCTGATTGCCGGCGATAAACTTCTCTTGAAGCTGCGGCAGCGTCTCTTCCTGGAACTGCTGAAGTAAGGGCTTGCTCACACCTTCTTCAAAAGCTCCTTGATCGAACTCACCAAAGAGATCAGCAAAAGGACCCTTGCCACTCTTTAAGCCTTGAGTAATTAGCGCCAGCAACTTCTCTTGGTCGCGAGTCATGGTCGTTGCTTTCTTGACCTTGCCCTCTGTGCCAAATAAAAAATCATCTACCCCAGACATATCTCACCTCAATTCTTAATGTAATAAACTGTCACGTAGCCCGAGTAAGCTGACCGATTCGTGCCGCCGCTTGTGATTGTGATATTACCGCCATTTCGCACTATAGATATCTCGTTAGCCGCGACAGCAACATCAATATGCGGCAGAAGAAGCGTGTTGCTGCTGCCAGAAGTTCCATCGCTCAAGCAGCACACGATATCGATCACAGTAAAATCACCGCTAATGCCAAGCAGGACAACATTCAATGTTCCGCCAACAGTCCAATTAGACGAAGGAACCTCGATGCTCTTCGTGTATATCGGCTTGCTATTGATCCACGTAAATGATGTCTGTCGCTCGCGTGTAAAGAAGCTTTCGTCATCGATTGTCGCATTCACAGAGTTAGCTACCTGAATGTGCTGCTGCTGTAGCTGAAACTGGAATTGTTCCTTCTGATCCTCTGGCTTGCCCTCGTACTTCTGCCAGCTAAAGTTCGGCTGCAGCTTACCCATCGACAGGCTCCTTCTCAACACCGACGCAAGGCCACCCGCCGCGATCATTTGTCTCGATAAAGTGAACAATGCCCACAGCTGATTCCTCATTGTCAAACGTGTAAATCAATCGCTTCTCATCGCCATCATCGCCAGGGAAATACTCGTAGACTGTCCATTTGTATTGATCCATTAGCCAAATATCCTTCCTGCTGGTTTCATGTATAAGACCATGGCGTGAATGTATATCGGCTGGTCTAAAGTATCCGATGTAAAGTCATCTGCGTTCTGATAGAAACGAATCGTGTGAGACTTGCCAATCGATCCGACATAAATCCGCTTCCACACCTTTGTCTGATCCGTCGTAGGGCTCATCCCGTCAGTTGGCGTAAACGTTAGCGTTGTCTCCTGGTAGAATCCCGCAGGCTCATTGTTGCTATCTACATAGAGCTGATCGTTGACGTAGAACTGCACTCTAAGCTTTGATTCCTGGTTAGCTGAAACAAAGAGATCGAGGTATCCAAGCCTGCAAAGCTCGCCCTGCTCAATGAATGGATTGAAGTTCTTGGTTATCACGCTCATCAGCACCGGAGAGACGCCATCACCAAGCGTATTGCCTGAATTTAGCTTATACACCTTATCGAACTGATCGCCTGCAAGATCGATTAACGCATTGCTTGTCAGCTGGTAGCTTGCCCACGTGTCTGACATATCATCCCACGTCGTAAAGATCGTGCCCCAAGTCGGAACATTGATGATCTTGCCAAAGCCTAAGCAGCTAAAAGGGAATTGATATATCGCATAAGTAGAGTCTAAGTAATTGAATGCAAGGACATGATCAGATGCTGTCGCTACCGACTGATCTACCGGCTGACTGTTATAGCAAAGCCAACCTTCCTTGATGTCATCGAAGCGCTCACCGTAGCATTGCTGAATAGAGGTCTGATTAATGAAAGGAACCGGCGTCTGCTGCGAAAGTCTTGTAGGTTCTGTAAAGTCAGGAATGATATCATCGGCACGACTGACATTAACGCCATCAGAGCCGACAATCGCAGGCTTGCCAACAGACGAAAACCATGAATCATAGTTAATCGCAGAGTATGGCGCATCGCAGGCCCAGATGTTGTTGGTCGAGTCCCACCTGAACGGGCTAAACGCATCAGCCGTGTAACGAAAGACTCGCTCTGAATTGCTGAAACGTACGATCAAATCTGAGTTAATGAATCCAATTGTGCGGATCGGCTCACTTGTTGATGCTTGCAAGAGTTCATCATTTGTAAAGTCAAAAGGATCTCCTGCAACAGACCATTGAATCGTGCTCGTTGCCGGAACCTGATTGATCACAGGCGAGATAAGCAAAAGACGCTCGCGATTAGTAAACACATGCAAGCAGCGCGAGATGTCGTAAGCTGGAACGCCAGAACTAGAGGTGACGACCTTTGTGCTAAGATTTGTATCGAGATAATGAATCGCAGTGCCGTCATAGTAAAATATCGGATCAACATTGTTGCAAAAGAAAGCGTTGTATTGATAATTAGTTAGCGAGAAGAAGTCCGAGATGCTGCCAGTAAATAGATCGCCATAGACTCCAGTTGCGCTATCGAAGTAATTATTAAGCGCCGGAGCCACTGTGAATGTGATTGTATAGCTACCCGTAAAATAGTTTATAGCCCCGGAGGTGACATTAGAGCCAATCAGACCGCCCGCGCCGTTATCTGTGACCACACTACCAGTTGCTACGCCGCTCGAGTTATATTCTGTCCAAACAAGAGTACCGGGCTGGAAAGGTCTACTGCCTGCCACCAATGTTCCTGTAAATGTAACGTTAACGCCATCTCCTGTGATTACCGCCGATTTATAATAATCATGCGGAATCTCACTCACAGCCTGCAACGCGCCAGAATTAGAAGCTAACACACCTGAATTGCTGGTGATCTTGCCCACGCGAACTTGATCGAAAACAAGCACATCCTGAGAGCCATTAGATTGAATATATTGCTTGATGCCCATGATCGCTTTAGTGGCAGTGGGGGCATAGTCATAGACGATAATCGCAAAGCTTCTCGCATTAACCGGAGGAGCTGCATTGAACGTGAAGGTATATGCGCCAGTAGAAATATTTATCGTTCCAGTTCCACCTGCGGAGCCAGTCAGATTAATAACTGTGGAGGAGGCATCCGAGGTGTATGTAAAAGTTTCTACTGAAGATCCAACACTAATGGTTCCGTATGCGATGATATTAGTTGTAACCGGAGGCGGAGAAAGGGTCCCTGAGAACACATTGCTACCGCTCGGAGTACCTAGGAAGCCAACCTTGCGATAGGTGAAAGGAGCATAGAGAGTATAGCCTTCGACCTTCTCCAAAACACCACGGTATAGGTTAGCATTGATCATCGTCTGGTAAGCATCGCGGGGAAGCAGCCAAGGCTCTACGCTCTCGTTAAACCCAGTGCGAAAGTTAGATATAGCAAACGGCGTATACTCTTTCGTCATGGTGTATTCACCTGTATAACCCATTTAACATTAGGAATAGACCCACCACTTGATATGGCTTGAAAGGCTAATGCACCATCTGTTCCAACAACAATTCCAACTGATGGACCAGCTAATTTACTCAAAATAAGCACTCCATTTGCTGAAATAAATGTGCCTGTGTTGTAAAGCAATTGGTTGTTTGTCACTAAAAGCCAGTAAGACCCACAAGAGTTATTAGGAATTGCCAGTAGAGTATTTGCCACACCTGTGAGGGTAATTGGTCCGCCGCTAAATGTCGAAGGTACAACGCTAGAGTCTGAGGTAACGATGAATCTTGCCGTAGTTCCATCGTAGAATTTAGGCACTCCACCCTTGACGTAGTACATGCCATTAGTGCTGCTAGGCAAAGCAACAGGATCGCTGCCCTTATTTGGCATAGATGTTTGCAAGTGATACATATCTGAGCCAGAGCCAGCTACGTTGAAATTATGCTCTTGCTCGATACCAGTCTTAATAAACCCGAAATTTGCCTGGATAAGCGGCTGCGTCGTTGCAATCTGCTGGTTACCCTGCGGGACGTTATTCGTGTATGCCATAACTCTCCTAAAATGCGGGTACTGAGCGCTGATACAAGTACTCTTCATAGGTGTCTTGCATGCTAACGTCTTTGTACCGGTTATATTGAGGCATGATCTGATCGTATTGGTCCATCTGGTTGAAGTCGGCGAAGATCTCAAGCGAGGCGCCGTAAGCAATCAGCGGACCTAAATCTGCGCGGAAAGGAACGTCGCTATCACTTACAAACGGCGCAGGTATCTGTATGCCCTGCATCTTGATGAGATAGACGTTGTCCGGCACAGGACGTAAAACGAAAACCTTGGTGTTATCTCTTACTGCTTGAGTGGCGTCTGATAATGATTGACTCTGAAAGTAGAGAATCCCTTGAGGCATGTTCGGTTGATAGGTAGAAGATGTGGCCGAGATGTTCGTATTCGCAGCCGGCGGTGTTGTAAAGCTAAGGCCGCTTACCGTCCCAGTTACATAGTCAATTGAACCAGATAAAGCGCTGCCAGTAGTAGAATCAACAAATCCACCAGATCCATTGTCCTGGGCGACTTGGGTGCCATCTGTGACATATAAGCTCCCTGCTAGAATTGGATAGGCCGAGATTGTAAAGCTAAAACTATTGGTTGTTCCGTCTCCAGTCGCGACTACTTGCTTGTTATCTTGCTGCGGATAGTCTTGATAAAAGAGATCCGGAGACAGATACCACTCAATCGGCCAGCCATCGGCCCATACCTGCGGATTGAGCGTCTGGAACTCCGTCGTCGGTCCAACGTATTGATCAATATTCGGCTGCGTAAAGAATTGATAGTACGTGTAGCCCCAAGAGATCTTAAGCTCCTTGGGCAACACGAATTGATAGAACTTATTGGCGTAATCAAGAATGGTAGAATTCGACATCATAGAAGCATCAACACGGCCAGTAGTCGAGCGAATCTTAGATCTGATATCTGCCCATGTCCAGTTTGCCATTATGACGCCCTCTCGCAAACGAAATGCGTCTTGTAGCCTGCGATGTAAATCTCTGGCAGACCACTGTTATTCTTGCGATATTTCTCGATATTCTCGCGGCAGCTCTCTAGATTGCGTATAACCTCAAGCGGAAGATTGTACTTTTCTCCATCAATGAGCTTGTACATCTTGAAAGGATGCGTCTTGCTAGAATAGTGAAACTCAAGCACGTGACCTGGATCGCGCTGATTTCTGAATATGACCCATTCGTGCTTTGGGATCTCGTTAACTACAACCACCTGCTCATCTTTAAGCTCTGCGGCCACCTGCTCAAGCGATTCATCAGCCGGACCAGATAAGTGCTGCTCTTGAAGCTGTTCGACAGGGATTTTCTTTTCAGGTTTCTTTACTGTTGCCACCATTTCAAATTCTCCATGTAAAGCGGTTTTACATTCGAATCAGAGTGGCGGCTCTCGTGATCTATGCTATTTATTGATTGTTATACATAAGGCCCGGAGGCTCTCCAGCTGGCGGTACATACGAAACGATATTGATCTGTCCACCAGCGATATAAGGCGTAAAACTTGTGGTATCTACGGGGAATCCTCGAATAGTGTAAAGCTGGAATGTCTTAGCGTTAGTGTCCAGGTTTCCAACGATATAGCGATTGTCATTGACCTGATACATGCCTTCGACCTTCGAGATTGTCACTGTCTGGCCATTAGCTACTGCAAAAGAATTAGGATCGGCAACAGATTCAAGCGTCACCATGCCAGGCAAGTTCTGCGAAATGTCAGTGATCCTGTAAATTGTTCCTAGCGGAAACCCTACTAATGCAGTCATCTTATCCCCTTAAATGGGCCGCTCTACACCCACTGAATGTAAAGCGGCTTTACTTTGCTCGATTACCAGCCTGTCGGCGTTGAATACCAAGCTTCCCAATACAAGACGTCCCCGTTCGATCCGAGCACGCCAGAAGCTAAAGAAACACCTTCGTAACCAATATCGTACTGGTTACCAGCTGGATTTCCTTGTGCTGTGACCTGGCCTGTTGTCGCATTGATCGTCGGCGCTGTTGAAGGATACGAGATTTGGTTGACGATACCGCCCGAGGAATAAGTTCCAAAAGCAGACGTATCGACTGGATTGCCAAACAAATCGTATAATCTGAACTTAGTAGCAGCATCAACTCCCACAGAAGTTACAATGTAGCGCTGCTCATTAACTTGAGTCATGCCGACTACGCCAGAAATTGTGATTGTCATGCCATTGGCCAACGTAATCGTATTAGTTGGAGTCAAGGATGAGACAGTCACAACGCCAGGATTAGCATTAGAAATTCCTGTGATTGTGTATTGCGTGCTTTGCCAATCGCCACCCAACTGAACGGCTGTAATCCCATTAGAACCCAAAAGGGTAACCACGGGAGCGCCAGCTGTATAAGTGGAAATCAAAGCCTTATCATTAGCTACGACATTGTGAATCCATTCGGAATACCCAACGCCAGAGCCGGCAGCAGTCTTTGTATAGTTAGTGATCGTAAACCTATCTGGGACAAAGCCTAAGTTTAGATTTACACCACTGCTGATAAGAGCTGTGGTAGAATTGATAATACCGTTTCTATATTGACTCATTGATTCCTCCTATGATTATAATCTTTGGGTGCACAACAGACGTGTGATCCAGTTATCGTTTAGGAGGCGAGTCGCAAACGGATACTTGTAACCCACTGAGCCTCTTTGATTTAATGGGTCCGATGTACCAGAAGAACCAAGCGGCTTTACAATGAATTCAGCCTCTTTAGATCCTAGCTTTACAACACCATAAGCCTCTTGACCTAAGATGATGTTGTTAAACACTGGCGGAGATGCATTTGTTGAATATCCGTTAGTGCTCAAGAGCCAGCGAACGTTGTTAGTTGAACCCCACTCAGCTTCTAACGCATCCATCGGGTTAGGATAGTTAGCAGCACTAAGGAAGTCCGCGCACGCTTCGAGGTCATTCTGAATTGTGACATCCATGAAGCCCCAATAGCTCGATCTCACTGGAGAGGTCGCAAAGCGATTTTCCCCTGGGATCGGCTTTGTCATCAGGCGCGCATTACCCAAGCGAAGAGCACGCACAGCATTCTTAATGTCAGCTGTCGTCACCTCGGTAGGTGTGTTTCCATTGATACCATTGCTACAAGAAATGCTAGATGCAGTCGCAACCATCATGTTTCTGATCAAAGTATCAATGGTGAGTCCTAACTGTAACGATAGAACTCTTGTCGCTTCGTTTAAGCTTTCTGTTACTTTCGGCTAGCGTTGCCTACTGACCATCTCTGGCGGGTCAACCTCTTCGGATCGACCTCACTACCTTTATTTATTCGTAGTGTTCAGACTATCGCTTCCTCTTTCGAGGTCTTCTTATTTAGTCGTTCAGGCTGGTGTTTTATTTTTATCTCATTTAAGATTGTATGGTTTTTAACAAAGGAGAATACATGCCTAAACTTAAACCCTATGATTTGTCTAAAGTTACAAGCACCGATCTCGCTTATTTGGCTGGTTTTATTGATGGAGAAGGATGTTTTTACATTGGTAATATCCAAAGCGTTTCGTATTGCACAGGGAATAAATATTCTAACTACCACTGCATCCTTAAAGTCTCTAACAATTCCATTGAAGTTCTCGAATGGATTAATAAGACTTTTGGAGGAAGAATCACTACCCACAACAAAAAAACTAAATCTAAAGATAGAAACTTTATTACCTATGAGGTTTATTTTACCGGCAATCTTCTTACCGATCTCACGGAAATGCTTCTTCCATATCTTAAGATCAAAAAACCGCAAGCCGAAGTTATGTTGAAAATGAGAGCCACATTCCCAAGAAGCGGCAGTAGAGGACCTAAAAAAGCCCTTGAGCCAATCCTTGTTTTGCGTGAAGAACTCCATATTCAAATGCATCGACTTAACTCTCGTTTTAAAAACCATTCATCTAAAAAGGACCTTTATGAGCACCTTGCCCCTTGTTTGCCTGCTGCTTAAGCGGCCAGGCGGTCCAAGTCAATTAAAGAAGATTTATACAGAGCCTCTACGTTAACCCTGTCTTGCACTGTGAACTGGACCTGATCGGTAATAACGCAGAAATTTCCATACCACTTAATCTGGGTAGAGAAATCAGTTACCGCTAAGCTATCACCTGGAGGAGTCGTTCCATCCTGAATAGGCACTGTCGCAGCCGTAAGGGTAGCGTAGCGTCTAAAAATCATCTGATCGCCAGAGTTAAGAGGAATAGTTCTCTTCTGCGCGAACATGTCGTAAATGTAATAGGGTCGTGCCAGAGTCAGCAGAAGGCGGTCAAAATAGGTCCGCACTTCCGGTGGCACTTGAACTGTTGTTGTAATTGGCATATCAACCTATGTGGTTAGATATTCGCCAGATTCCTCGCAGCTATCTTCATGAAATCCTCGTCAGACATACTCGCATAGTAGTCAGCAGCGCTAAGTTGACTTTGGCCGCCGACACTCGCTAAAGACTGAGGCTTCTGAGCATTGACCATTGCCCGCTGACCATTCACACTTGGAGGTGGTGATTGTGGTACAGAAGGTTGATTTGCTCTTGCATTCAGCTCCGCAAGTAAGTATGCTGCCTCGTAAGGATTAGATGCTTTTTGGATCATCTCGGCAAATATCGGATTCTTACTAGTTAATTGCGGTACGTGCTGTGTAACCATTGAGTTCCAGTCCTGGCGCTGAGCTTTTGTCTCTACAGCAGTGAGAGCATCTCTAAACTCTTCCCGGAGGCGAGTGTTCTCCTGTCTGATGGCGTCAAAAGCTTTCCTAACATCTCGCGAGTCATCCCAGTCGAGCGCTGAATACGCGTCTTCCCTAGATGCTTGCGGCTCAGGCTGGCGAGCTGGTATCTTGGCATAGGCTTCCGCTTGACCCTTCCAATACTCACGCTCTTCCTTCAACTTGGCTGCTTCTTCACGTAATGCCCGAAAGTTCATCTCCTTATCGGACAATTGCACCTGACCGGCGACGTCTGGCTGAGTTACGCCCGTATTAAGCGGATCATCGACGACCTGACCCACATTTACGTCTTGATATGAGTTGTATTGTGTAGGCGCACTCTCAGGAAACAACTCAGTCCCTGGGCGCGACATATCTATATCTTGCATCTCGTTCCTCTTTTAGTCTCGGCGACAGACTTGGATTACGCCCGTTTCAAAAAAAATCTTGTCACTATAGGCAAAATTTTTTAGAGAAACCTTAAGCCAATAAAATCGATCCCGACTTCTTGGCTGCATTTTCAACTGACGGCACGAAGTCTTTACTGCTCTTCGACATCTCCGTATCACTAACGGGTACGTCGTATGGCAAAGACAGATCCGCTTCGACCGATAACCTTTGTTGCTGATGGCTCCACTTAAAGACTAAGACCCCAACCATCGCAGCAGGCGGCCGTTTCGCAATCACTTCCCAGCCAGCCACGATCGCATTACTCTGCCTCACGTGCGGCTTCGCAGCATACAGTACCCAAAAGTCACGCTTGAGACTCTTATCGTACAACTCGGCGAGCTTCTGAGCATCCGTCCAGCAATCTCTTGCCATCGGCTCCCGCGTCTCGCCCATCTCCTGCATGTTGGAGTTGCGCTTCTGTCCTATCAGCGTCGTTTCCATTTATACCTACTTATAGTTGGTTATAGTTAACTTGAGATATAACTATGCCCAATTGTACTCTCTAAACTGCGAATGGGCCTTGCCGAAATCCTTCTGGACATCGCGCTTGCCTGCCATGCCATAAGCTTCGTCCATAGCTTCCATCTTCATCTCGTAAACACCAGCTTGCCAATCGTTTGCTACAGACTTAGGTGTTGTCTCAGATTGATGACTCACCATAGGCTGGCGCGCGTTGTCATGCTCCATGCTCTCAAATCCGGCTTGACTTTTCATGCCTTCTTCTCCTTTTTCTTTACTTTTTGCTTCCTCTTTGCACTTAGAGGGGTATTCACATGCTCAGCTTTCTTCAATGCGCTTCTCGCCTTCGATAATGCCGATTTCTTCTTCATGTTTCGCCTCTCAAAATCTCATCAATTCTCTCTTTCAATTGCTTCAAAGACCATTTTTCTCTGAAAGAAAGTCGGATAGCGCACATTAATTCAAATCTCCAATCTTCCTTATCCATTAAGACTCTATCGTTATATCTATTGCGCACAATCGGTTATCATTCCGCTTATCTCTTTGGAACTGACGAAATTTAATCTTACCTTCCCTCTGCTGTAAGCTTTCTTCTTGCATATCTAATATCTGCTTAATCGCATGCGAAAGAATCCTGATTAACTCTAGCTTATCCATATCCCCGTCCTTCTGTTCCGTATTTCGCTGTCGGCAGCAATGTGTTTTGCGTCTCTCGCGGGTTCTCGTACACAGCTTTGCCTGGCGTAACACCTTGCCACTCTTCCCAATACCTATGCTGTGCTTCTTCAGCTGCTAGCGCTTTTTGTATCTCACTAGAATGATGTCGTCCTGATTTCTCCGTCGATTCCTTGAAATGCACCCCACCATTCAATTGATCTCGCGCCCAATCTCCCGGCAAAGGATGAAACTTCGGATCGTAGCTGTTGCTCTGGCCCGGCTGCGGCTTTAGCGTGTTCATCGGCGCATTGCCATTGCGATTGATCTTGACCATGATTTATTTCCATATGCTTTTTACTTTTCCATGCTCATCAACGTACAGATATTGTCTCTTCGTAAGTAGAAAATCGTAGTACTTCATAATACCCTCTGGTATCGACGCCATTTTTTCCTCAAAAAGAACTTTTCCACCCTGGCGCGCTGCCGTCGTTGTGTCCATGCTCATAGCGATACGTATCCTCGTGCTGCTTTCTTTCGTTTTGTTGCATGAATTGCAGGTCAGACATAGTAGGGCCCACACTTCCTTGTTTTAACGCTGCCACGGGCCCAGGAATGCGTCCATTTGCGTTTTGGCCAACAACTCTGCTATACCCGCCACTGTCTTGATACATGCTTGCTGTCATAAACATTTCTCCAGATCAGAGATGAGCCTATTAATTCTTGCTCTGATTTTGTAATACTTCTTAAAATCAAACTCTTTCATGAAATAAGAATTTTTCGCTTGATGAAGATATTTAATGAAATCATTCGCTTCATCTTTCTGAATCTCTTCACTAGTAGCTAAAGGAACTCTTATCGCTTCTTCACCTGGCATAAAGCGATTCATAATCTCAAAAGCTTCTTCAGAAGTTAGAACACTTTCCTTAAGTATCATTTCACCCTCGCCATACGCTAAAATGTCTAAGATACTTGTTAATATCGCTATACAACCTGGATTGCTCAATTCTGCTATTTACATGATGATCTTTCTTCTGAGGCTTTCGCTTTAACCAGCTCTCGTTCGCTTTCATTATCTTGTATTTCTGTCTGCAAATCTCGGAACATGTCGCACGAGTGCCTTCCTTGCGGAACTCTATCCCACAAGCCTTACACTCAACGATCAAGGCGTGCCTCCAAAGTGAATGCCAGCCGGATAGTCAATCATCTGCCCGGCGATCATCTCAAACTTGCGCTCGCTTCGCATGCAGTTCATCTCTTGCTCTAAATACTCTCTCGCATGAGGCTGCATCCCAACCGTATCAAGCTGATTCGACCAGCTCTTATCAAGTTCGCCCCTCTGGTACATATCAAGTGACATAGTTACCTCTTGTAATGATCTTCTAAATGCTTAAGGCGCATGTCTCGCGATTCTTTGTGTCTTGCAAGCTCACTGTCTAGCGCTTCTTTCATCGGTCCGCCCTGGCCTGCGAGCTGCCTGCTATGCTGTAAGTCGTCCCCTGCAATCCGATTGTCGCTCGGCCCCGCACCCATCTGTCCCCAGCCGTCGTTATTCATTTTCATTTTCTCCAGGAAATTTCGCATGGCTTGTTGTTTGATGTATTGCAATTGCCATGGCTCTACCTATACTCATACCGTCTTCACAACAGTTGATAAGCGTCCAAATGATATATTCCCTGCTAAAACCCACACCAATAAGCATTTTCATCAATCTCAATTGCTCTTCGAAAGTCATAATTCATCTCCTGTCACTAGGCCTGTTACTGCTGGCTGAGGCACAACAGTATCCGCCTGCTTCAACCGATGTTCCTCTTCAATACCACGAATCATTTCTAAGATCTTTGTCGCATTGTTGACATCGATCTCGTCTATCTCTTTAATCGCACGCACCTCATTAAGGGCACTACGCGACCTCTCCTCCTGAGCTGCCGCCAAGCGCTCTTCAGATAATGCCGCGTCGTACTTGATTCTGCTAAGCCGCTCTTGCCCCAAAGCCACATCCGTAAATGCCTTCGCCTGAAGTAGCTCGTTGACTTGGCTCTTGTCCTCTTGCTCCTGCTCCTGAGCTGCTTGCGCCGCCTGAGCCCTCTGCTGTATAAGCTCCATGCCTTTCTTGCTGATCGGATACGGTGATAGCTCCCACAAAAGCTCGTCAGGAACATCCACGCCACCCATCTTCATCGACCACGCCTGCATGAACGCCGACTGCTTCTGGTAATCGGTCATCGGCATCTCGGTAAAGTCAATGTCGTACTCAAGGAATGTGTTATTATAAAACTCAGGTGTTGGCTCCTGCTTAATCAAGCGCTCAACCTTCTCAGGCGTAAACTTCTGAATCATCTTGAGCACTTTCTTATTCAACAGGTAATCAGCTTCTTTGAAATTATCCATGACAGGACCAAGCTGCATAATCGCCATCGATTGCTTCATCTTAAATAGCATGGCGCTCATCCGGTCCGATTGATCATTAGCAAGCGCGCCTAAATCCACGAAGTCCTTAATATCTGCATCAAAAGACTCCTGAAGCGCAAACAAACTCTCGGGAATATTCGGCGGGTCTATCTTCTCAGCGTCACCAACCTCATAGCCAGGATTGAAGAAAATCACCTTACCCTGGCCGCTCTGGAACAATGCCTTCGGATTCGATACCGCACCACTCTTTGCCTTCCAACCAACGCCAATCTGCGAATCTACAATATCCAGTAACTTGCTCTTGCGCATGTTGTACTCTTCTTGACTGTCTCGTAAGAGTCTCTGTAGTCCCTGTATCTTCCATTGAAATAAGTCATACGACGGATCAAACACACAGTAGTACGGCACAAACGGATATTCCCCAATTCCCCAAGGATCCTCTCCGCTATATAGAAGACGGTTTTCGACAATAACATTATACTCAACTGTCTTATAGTAGCCCTCAATAACAGCCAAGTTGGGAAACATCTGTTGTAGCATATCCAAACGCTTCTTATTGCCCTTCCATGGCTTCTGCTCTCCAGTGACGCGATCAACAAGTAGCCACCCCTTTTTGTATCGCTGCTTCCAGTATTCATTGTAGGCAAGTAGCTCCTGTAATCCCCATTGGCGCGCATAAGGCTCATAAGTAAATTTCTCGTCACGATTGCCGTATCCCATCGCATCAACTTCACGCTCGCAGCCAGGGACAAGCGACTTGATAACATCTTTGCTTAGGTACTTTCTCCTGGCAACAAACGTACAGTCCTCTAAGTCCATCCGCGTGCTAAACGGATCCCAGATGACGTCATTCCAATTATCCAAGTGAAATTCGATCCGGCCATTGACATAGTCGCTCCGATAGTCAACCCAGGGTGAGAGCCATGATACGCCAGCAACTAAACTGTTGTGCTTTGCTTTATTTGCCGCTCTATATCCCTTGGGCTGCATCTGAGTCTGAAGAAGCTCCGTCAATTGCTCGGCTGTCTTCGGATTCGAGTTCTCCCGCGGAACAACAACGCTCTGCTGCTGAGTCGCACTTAAATAGCCACTCACCATGTTGATGGTCTTGCGGGATTTGTTAAACGTAAATGAGTTTCGCCTCTCGTCATTAAGATACTTGAGCTGATCGAGGCTCCACTGATTGCCAAGATAGAAGCCAACATCTCTGTAAGCTTCTGCATAGTAAGTGTTTAGCAACATGTAGGCGCGATTGTAATCCTGCGTAAAGTCCGAGACAATATCGTAGTCTGTCGGCATGCGCTAAACCTTTTAAAGAATTTATTATATATGCACACAGTTAAGAAATTTTTTGAATTTATGGCAAGATAGCAAAAAAAACAAAATTAGCATTTGACAAGTTTCGTGCTTTGGGGATAGATTGGTGGCTTTAAAGAATAGAGGTTAAAAAAAAAGCCCACTCATTAGCAGTGAGTGAGCTTAAAGAACAAAGACGTTGCAGTCCGCATTTCTTTCTTAGACGACTGGAATGGAACTGCTAATAAGAGAATTCTTATAAGAGAATTCTATAATGACAAACACCTCAATACTCACCATTATAGAATACTCCGGAATTTTTGCAACGTCAAAGATTAACTTGACAGGAGAAATCTATAATGAATACCCATGATACTATCGAACGCTGCCCACACGACGAAGAAAATCCATACGTCCAAATCAGCCGAGAGCTCATCCGAGACAAAAGCATCTCACCCAATTGCCGAATGATCATCATATATCTACTATCTAACAAGGATAAGTGGAACATTCGCGTCGCTCAATTATACAAAGAATTCAAAGATCATATCGGTAGAGACGCACTCTATAATATCATAAATGAAGCTATCGAAGCCGGTTACATGAAACGAGAGATATACAAAGAAAAAGGCTTTAAACGTTATCGGTATTTCCTCTCAGAGAAGCCAAAATTCAAAAAATCTTTACTGTATCCTGAAAATCCGTATACGGAAATTCCGGATGCGGAAAATCAGGGCAGTAAAGAATTAATATCTGAAGGAGAAATATCTAAAGGTAATATTATTGCGACCCCAGAACCTGAGCCGCCAAAAATAGAGCCGCCAAAAAAGAAAGCAATGCCTGCCGGCGGCAATAATAATTTTTATAAATGCTTAGATAAATGCGAAGACTTGTCTCCTAAGCAAAAGTCTCAGTTGAGCAAATATCCAGAGCACATAGTCGAGCAGGCAGTCAAGTACACCTATCACCCGGCTACAAAACTCAAAGGACCGCAAGCGCACATCAAACAGCTCCATGCCTTTTGCAAAGATCCCGATTCTTATGCCGATACAATGAAGGAATTGGACAGTCCACACAGAGGAAAATCACCTAAAGATCAAATTATTAGTACATTTAAAAAAGGCGAAAGATATAATGGCTACGAGTTTAGCTACAACGATAAGGGACCATACTTCATAAGCCCTAATGGAATAAGGACATACGGAATTGAGTGGAAAGAAGCAAAAGACAAATGGAACGACTTACTGAAACACTTAAAGATTGAGTGACAACCGATCATGGCAAATAATTATATCACAAAAGAGACGCAAGACATGATCAGATGCGCCAGCCCCATAAGCCTTTCATCCGATCATAGTCTGAATCCCCGACGCCGCGATCCGGACGAAAGTCTTGCTCCGTTACCGCTAACATGCGAAAAGCATCTGAGCCGTGACTTGTATAATCATGAAATGGCTTGTCACCATACACCCGAAACTTCTCGTTATACTGCTTGCGGTAGTTTTCAAGGCATTTCAAACCATGCTCGCAACGCTTTTCATCAAACCAGCACCTCGATAGAATCATACGCACAGCTTCTATGCCAGATTCTAAGCTTAACTTTGGTGCAACGCGGAAGCTCAAGCCTAAGCGCCTCGCCGCCTCAAGTCGCGTCTTCCCCGTGGTCAACTCCCTTGCCTGGATATCATGCGGAGCAACATGCAGATCGTATACACAGCCAGTTTCCATGCGAAATTCGTCCAGTATCCTTGCGTAATGAGCTAGTCCTTCACCCGAATTTTCATAGTAGTTAATCAGATGAATCTCTTTACCAACAAACTGAGCAAACCAGATAGCCGTAGAGTCGCCGATGCCAAGGTCCCAATAAGTCCTCACCGGCACAGCAGGATCGAACGGAACCGCACTGATCTGAGTCTTCTTACGCAACTCCTCTATCTGGCGGCCATAGTAAGAGCCTTCCTGACCTCGGTTAAAGTTGCAGTAAAACTCTTGCTGAATCATGTCTTCCGGCATCCCCTTACGCCTTTCGGACTCGATCTGCTCTTCCGTAAGTACACCCGTATCCCTGACAGTAAGCACCTCAAAAAACCACTCGCTCGGATTGCGTCTCGCTATCTCAGCCAAGTCCCAGCCATGATTCTTGCCACGTGGCGTATAGATAAATGCGCACCACCCACCATTAGCAGCCAAGATCGGTTTAACGAAATCATACGCCATCGGATCCATCAAAGACCACTCACTAAATATTACGCCGCGAGGATTTGTTCCCATAATCGCATCGTAAGAATCCGCACCTATCAACTGTATCAAGCTCTGCCCTTTGGCCCCATTGATCCAGACCTTCATCTCCGTATTATTTGGGTTACCGTCAATGATAGCTTTCGGAATGTAGTCGAGCATCCGTTTGCCGTCGTTCGTCATTCCATCCCATACAACACGCTTGGCCTGAGCAAAACTTGGCAGAAAGTAATAGTAAGTGCCAGGTTCGAGGTAAGCCCGCTTGATCATGTAATTCCACATCGTCGTGTCTTTTCCACCGCGTCTGTGCACGACCCAACAAGCATTTCGGCAGCCGTCATCTAAAGCTTTCAGAATGTTTTCTTGGTAATGTCTCGGAGAGTATCCGTATGGCAAAGTAATTTTAGGCATGCATATCCCGCTTTTTTGTTTCTGGCGGCAATATGTTTGAATCTAATTATGAATATTTAAGAAAACTCAGGTATCTCGAAATAAATATCAGCAACAATCGGATGCGAGTTGTTATTCTCCAAGCTAAAAAACTTATCCTCGTACAATACATAATAAGCTCGATGCGGGGCAGAAAAAGTTCCATCCGCTCTCCGCCAACTCACAAGATAAGTCTTTTCATCTTGCGGTCTATCTCCTACGCATTTCCACATATTCCCTCATTTGGCAATTCTTTCCATTCATTATACATCTTCTTCCATCATCTCGTTGTATTCTTCCTCTGTCATCTCCTGGCAATCGTAAGCCACAATCATCCGATGAATCAACTCAATATGATCCCGACAAAAGCCCACAAATGCAAAAGTCTGCTTAATCACCATGCTAATAGCTTCTCTGTGCGAAACAATAGGGATGACTTCAGAGATCTTATTTATCACCCTCGACATCTCATCTAAATCAGAGTAAAACTGCAAAGACTCATCCTTGTTACAGAAGCAATTATTCATCTTCTCAATAGAATTTTCAGTAATCACAATCTTTTTCATAAACCAACCATCTAATTTAAAGAGAGACCCGGTGCGACTTTCCGGATGCCACACCGTTTATTAATGTCTCCACTGACCTACCGATCGCGCCGCTAGAAATCTCCGGCAGCTAGGTCAGAATCACCCTAACAAAATAACAAGGAGGAAAATGCAAACAAAAAAACTAAAAACAAACACTAACACACTTGATTATCAGACGACTTTGCAATATCAATTTCACTATCACCATTCTTTAAATATGCAACAATCTCAACAGCGCTCTTTTTTACAACACAATAGCGCCCCATATAGAGCCATCGACAAAAAAAACTGCTAAGCTCACTCACAGCACGATGGAAATCAGCCTCATCATGAATAGAAAACGTCAATCTGTCGCCATTCTTCATAGTCACAAGCATCTTAGGAGCGTGCTGCATCGCGGAACCTCTTAATCCTAGCTTTTATATCCTGTACCAACTGAAAATAATCCTGATAAGACGCTAAAATGATCTCAAAATCGATAGTTTCAATCTCTTTTGACCTCATCTAGCACCTCCAAAGCACAATTTAAACAAAACAGATGATCCATGAAACACACCAGACCATCCGCTTCAGATTAAACAATGCAGAAAAGAAGAATAACTGACAAGTTTTTATTTTATTTAAAGCAAAAAAATTCCGTTAGGCAATCATCGACAAAGACAAGTTTTTATTTAAATGCACTTTCGAATACTTCATCAAGTCCCTAACATCAATCACCCACGCGGCATTTTTCCTCACAGCACGAAGCTTGCCAGTGCGCATCGCATAGTATATCTTCTGCTCGTCAACCTTAACCAAAGAAGCTGCCGTCTTTACATCAATAATCCCCTTGCTAGGATTGAATATAGGATTGCCATCATACTTAGACTTCTTGCGACACCAACGAGACCGGTCATACTTCTCAAGATCTGAAACAAGCACCATCCAGTTCCTCCCAATACGCATCGCATCCAACTTTCCCTCGCTAATTGCTAAATAAACAGCCTGCCTTGTGACATTTTTGATCTTCGCAGCCTCAACAAGAGTCACATATCTACTCATATCATCCACCTACCTCGTAAACCTGTTGTTTTTTAAAAATAAATAACTATCAGGATTTAAGCCCAATAAAATAAAACAAAAGCAACAAAAAAATCACTGAAAATGTATCAAAATGAAACAAGATCTTTAGCATATACATCAAGAGCTTTCGCTATCCTAAAAACCATCCATAAAGAAGGATTCGCAACGCCTCTTTCAATATCACCAATTGCTTGCAGAGAACAACCGATTCTTTCAGCAAGGCTCAATTGGGAGAGTCCTAACTGATAACGCCTAACACGCACAGTCGCACCAAAACGAAGCAGCACTATAGCCTTGTCATCCATTAACTACCCCAAGGTAAATCAAATGAAAATATTGACAAGACATGCTAAAAGTATACCAACCAAACTAGATAATCAATGAAAATGTAAACAAAATTCTTGAATAAGAAAGAGAGAATAGAGAAAGAAAAAGTAACAAAAAGAAAGAGACAAGAGAGAAAGAACCTTGACCCCCGCCCCGCCCTACCACCACTAATGTACCATTTTTGAAGCTAGTTTGTCAAGAATATATTTTAAAAGCATCTTAACTTCCTAAATAAGAATAAGTTATGTGATGAGATCTCTAACCTAAACGGAAATATTTTTTCAGTAACCTCCCACGTATCTAAAAAAAATATTCCTTGAATTGGAAAAAATTTTAGTGAGATCCTAAGTGATAGAGATACGTCCCCCTCATGGGTCCATACCCCTTTCACTCGTAGATTTTCTCAGTATTTTATAACGAAACTTACTGTATACATAATACTAATTATGATTAATCTTGCTTCTCATTATCTTGTGAAGCCTTCTGTGTCGCGTAACTTATAACACTCACGTTAACTTGTCCCTTATGTTCCGCTTCTACTTCAAGCTTTTCCCTCCAACCATAACGATTGGCCATGTTGTAATACCAAGTCCTACTATTACCAAGACAAGAACCATTAGCTTGTCGACTACCAAGTTCCTCCCAATACTGTTTACCCTTACGCATAGCCTCTACCAATTCTTCCTCAACAAACTCTTCAGGGTAAGAATTTAAATATGTTTTAATACTCTTTTCAGACAAGGGAGAGAAGCAGTCCAAACTCAATCCTCTCGACAGATGTTCGCAAAGCTCCTTGAATATTTTCCTTCGTTCATTTTTATCTGATTCGAGTTTTGCACGTCTTTCTTTAGCAGTTAATTTCTTGCCTCTCATCTTGCTTTGACTCCTATTTTAATGCATTGTTACTTGCCTTCATGACATATCTACAATTGTATTTTATATCAACCATGCAAATTTAGCTTGTAACAAATGCAGCACATATGGTATGTTATTAGACATTCGAAACAAGCTAACACAGCGAAGTTGAGAACATGCAACGATACAGAAAGTCTCGCTAGGTGCTCATTAACTTGAGCTAGCTTGTAGCAACTGAATCGAAGCTAGCGAATAACAACCAATAACGTAAGGGTGTAATGAATATGCAATCCCCAATCCAAGCATTAATAGATATCGTGACAAATAGAGCTTGCAAACTAGTTAAGTTCAAAACTGGCTCAATGACTGTTGATTTATTCACTGCAAGCGCCATTTTAGCAGTTTACAATTCTCTTAAAGATGAAAATAAGCTCAAGTTCAATGAAATGATCAAGACAAAACAGGGGTTTATTAAATTAGCTAACTTTGCATTAAAAAACACAGCAAACAGAGGAAACTAACATGAAACCGATCAAGACTTTGATATGCTGCTGCTGTGGTGAATCGACTAAAGGCCGGCAATGGTGGAACAGAGACACAGGCTTTGGATTATGCAACGCTTGCGCAGATAGAATCTCGACCAGGGAGAGTCAAGAAGAAATGGAAAGCTGCTATGGGAAGAAAGGAGTTCACTATTACTTAATAGAAAGGCAGCTAGCTAGCGTCAACTAACTAGCCGCGACGCACAAAACATGTAGAAATTCACTCTCTAACACACAAGGAATTATATGATCAAAACACAATGTAGGCAATACAAATATGAGCAAGAAGGAAACGCGGCACTTAAGCGTGCGAATACCAGCAGAGTTACACATAATGCTAATGAAGCTATCGATAGACTTGCAACTATCAGCAACAGAGATCATTGTCAAATATCTAGAATACCTTCAACAGCAGCATTACAAAAAGAGGAGTATACTAGATGAGAACTCAACCGATGATTTCCAGCTGGATGAATGAGAGCCTAGATAAATTCATTGCGCAGCTATCGCTAAGCAAGAGCCGGCCAACAGTTGAAGCATACAGATACGACATTGCAAAGTTCCTAGAGTACCTGCATGAAAACAAGATGAAGCGCATTAGCTCGCTGAAGACGGCGCACATTATTGACTATCTTGCTCACTGTAAGGCAGCAGGCAAGAGCGACGCAAGCGTGAATCGCTACTACATGGCCTTGCGCTCTTACTGTAAGTTCCTGCGGCAATCTAAGTCGATAGAGTCTGATCTCACGCAAGACGTTACAGCGCCAAGGAGCAAGCAAAAAGCTCCGAAGATACCAACACTTGAGGAAATGCAGCAAATCTTGAATGTGCCAGATGTTGAGACGCACACAGGCAGCAGAGACCGCGCGATCTTAGAGCTGCTATACTCTTCGGGCTTGCGCGCCTCTGAGCTGTGCGACCTAAACATAGAGGACTTTAAGGGAGATACTATTGTCGTGAGATGTGGTAAGAGAAGCAAAACTAGAAGCGTGCCCGTCACAGAGCAAGCGGTAAATGCAATCAGTGCTTATATAGAAAAGTATCGAGGCAAGAAACATGGCCCACTATTTCAAACAAGCACAGGAAAGAGGCTTCGCCGAGAAGCTTTGTCTCGCTCGATTGGCAGCTATGCAAGAAAAGCTGGAGTTGATAACGTGACAGCGCATACACTGAGACACGCTTGCGCGACACACTTGCTTGATCAAGGCGCAGACTTGCGATTGATACAAGAAGTACTGGGCCACAGCTCGATAGCTGCAACACAGAGATACACGCACCTATCGAGTCGCAAAATGCAAGAAATGTTCCAAGCGTTTCATCCAAGGAAAGTACAACATAAGGAATAATTAGGCATGGAATGGAAAGATTCGTTAAAAGAGCTGCCTGTTTACACTTAGGGCGACGGCGTAAGGTGTTTAGCCTTTTGTGAAATAGAATCAGACAATTCCCCGTGGGGCCGGACGCGATGGAAAGGATACGTGGACGTGCTGTATCATCCGCAATTCGGCTGGAGACGGACCGAGGACAAAGAACCTGTATGCGTCAAAGAATGGATTATGATGCAAAAATTACAATAGCAAGGTGATGATATGAGACAGTCAAAAGGTAGTCACTCGTATGAGGGCGACTTTTATAAATGGATACGGAATCAGGCGTTTTATCTAAAGAAGGGCGAATACTCAAAAATAGACATCGAGAATCTGGTAGAGGAGATTGAAACGTTGGGCAGGTCGGAAAAGCGCGCATTAGAGAGCTACTTACTAGTTCTATTAATGCATATGTTAAAAGTGAAATATCAAGCTGAACTACAATCGAATTCGTGGCGATTATCTATAAAGAATTCTCGTCTCAAGATCAAAAATCGATTAGAAGAAAGCCCAAGCTTAAAGAAATATCTAAATGAGATTGTCGAAAAAGCTTATCAGCACGCAAGATTAGACGCAGCAGAGGAAACGGGACTAGACGAAAACGTTTTTCCTTTGCGTTGCCCATGGTCTGTAGAGGAAATATTACAAGGAACATAGCAATGAAATGGATCAGCATTAAGGATCGATTGCCTAGGGACGAATTTCCACGTCATGATCCATGTCCTGACGTTTTAGTTTATTGTTTCGGGGATATTAAAATAGCAAAACAGTGGC